CTACAAATTTTCTTTATTTATACAAATATTCACGATTCTAACGCTTTTTTTTACTGATTTACTGACAATCTGACAAGAAAATCCGTCCTTTTATATGGATTACCAACATAGCCACATATATGCAACCATAACAAATCCTATTTCAATTTTATATGTTGTTATTTTTAGAAAAGTTGTTTAGATTAAAACACTTTGGAATAGAGATACGAAGTTAGCGTTTAGAAAACTTAATTTTTAGAAAAAGCATTGTGAAAAGTGCAGTTTGCAATAAAAATGTGAGAGATATTTCAATTTTATTAGTATAGTTGCATTATGGAAGAAAAAAAGAAGAAAGTTATTGGTAAACCTTTTGCAGTTGGCAATACTGTTGGGGGCAGAACTAAGGGCTCAATGAATAGAGTTACAAAATTTTCAAGAGAAGTTTTGACTATGGCTTTAGCAGGGCAGGAAGAAAATATTAGGAATGCTTTAGAAAAGTTAGCAGAGAAAAATCCTGAAGCATATATTGGTGCAGTAGCCAAGCTTTTAAATTATGCTATACCTAAATTACAGGCAACTGAGATTAGTGCCAATGGTAATACCAAAATAGAAATAACTCTTGACGATTCAATGAGTGTTGAGCAGCTAAAAGAAAAGATGGCTGAGATGGAAGCAGATGATACAGAATTTGAAGAAGTATAATGAAAGAAAATCATAAGAAGCAACTGATGATGGCTATGGAAAAAGCCATTTGTGAAAAATCCTTTTACGAGTTCTTTGTAAAGGCTTGGGATATAGCAGAGCCATCAGTACCCCTATCAACAAACTTTCACCATAAATACCTTTGTGATATATTACAAGCAGAAGCAGAAAGAATCAAAGAAGGCAGAAAGAAAGATAAAGACATAATAATCAATATACCCTTCCGTAGTACCAAATCACTTCTTGTAACAGTTATGTTTCCTGCTTGGTGTTGGGCTGTTTACCCCAAAATGAGATTTATTACTGCTTCCTATTCTGCAGAGATTAGTATAGAACACGCAACTAGGAGTAGAGATATTATTCAAAGCGAATGGTATCAAAATCATTGGGGCGAAACATATCAAATCAAAAAAGACCAAAACCTCAAGGCTAGATATGAGAACACTTTTCTTGGTGTTCGCAGGGCAACATCTGTAGGTGGCTCTGTTACAGGACAGGGGGGGGATATAATTTTAGTTGACGACCCAACATCACCAAAAAATGCAGCATCCGAAACAGAAAGAGATAATGCTAACGAATGGTATAAGTCAACACTATACTCAAGACTAAACAATCCAATGACAGGGGTAAGGATAATAATTATGCAGAGAGTTCACGAAGATGACCTTAGTGGCTATCTATTATACAATTCACCTGATAAGCACAAGCATATATGTATTCCTGCAGAATTATCTGATGATTTAAAACCTCAACACTTAGAAGAAAACTATAAAAATGGACTTTTTTGGGAAGAAAGGTTTGGTAGAGAGATATTAGATGACTATAAGTCTGCTCTTGGCTCTTATGGGTATGCAGGGCAACTGCAACAAAGACCTACACCTGCAGATAGTGGTATGATACAAAAAAATTGGTTTAGAATTGATACTGATAAAATTGATGGTGATGTGCATTTTGTTATTGACCCTGCATATACTGCTAGTCAGAAGAACGACCCATCTGCACTTATGGCTTATAAGTTCTTTGAGAACAAGTGGCAGATACTAGAAGTTCAAAATGTAAGATTGGAGTTTCCTGATTTAATTAAGCACATAGGTAAGTTTGTGCATAAAAATGGTTACTCAAGTAGGTCAAAAATATATGTAGAGCCAAAAGCTAGTGGTAAATCCATTGTTCAGACACTAATTAGGGAAACAGGACTGAATGTTAAGGAAGATAAGCCACCAACTAAGGATAAAGTCGCCAGAGTTCAAGATATTAGTGCTAGTATAGAGAGTGGTAGGGTGTCTTTGCTCAAAGGTGCTTGGAATGAGGAGTTTTTGTTGCAATGTCAACAATTTCCTGCTGCAAAGCACGACGATATGGTAGATTGCTTAGTTATGGCACTAAATAAGCATTTTAGAGGTGGAAAAGTGCTTTATTTTGGATAATTTGTAAATTCACAACAAATTTTCTAATGTACAAGAAAATAAAGTGGCAATTTTGCAAAAATGGATAATAATATATAAAATTGAAACGATATGGCTTACGAATTTTTAGATGATAACATTGCTTTAATGAGAATGTTGGGTGAAACCAAAGGCATTGAGATTATTAGTGATGGAAATGCTCATACAGGTAAGGACTTCTATTGCGTTTATTGCGTAACGGAAACTGTTGTTGCTTCTATAACTTGCGATAGTGAGGTTACCAATGCAGCAGGTTTACAGACAACTTTACCTGCAGGTACTACATTGATGCTAAATGTAACAGCGATTACTCTTACAAGTGGTGTAGTAATAGGATATCCTAGAAACTAATATGCTTAGTTTAGGATTACATATGGGCGTAGGTAGCCCTAGAGTTAGGTCAAGTGGGTTTGCTTTAACAGATATTAGTGGACTACAAGCTTGGTATAAATTCAATACAGGTATAACAACAAGTGGCACAGAGGTATCACTTTGGGATGATAGTAGTGGTAATAACAGAAAAATGGGAAATATTACTGCTACCAACAGAAGACCTGAGTTTACGGCGTATGACAATACAGTAATTTTTAGTTCAGATAAGTATTTGGAATTGAATAGTACATATGGTACAGATAGTGATTTTCCAAACACAAACGAATTTACAGCATTTATGGCAGTAAGGATGCCTTTTAACTCAGGAACAACTAAAATAAATAATGTAATAAGTGGTAGTACAACAAACGATAGTCTATCTGTAGGTAATCTTAGCTTTTTAACAGGAAGCTATTATTCATTTGGTGGAAATGTTAGTGACCAAAATTACGCCCACACAGATAGTGTTGAAACAGCATTTCCTCACGTAAATAATCAACTTTTTGTTTTTGCAGTAAGAAGAAGTGGCACAACATTGGAATTTTTTAGAAATAGCAGGTCAAATGTTGTAAGTAGCACAACAGAAAGTAATACAACTGCTACATTTGATATAGATGTTTTGGGGACTAAATCTGCTTCAGGAACAGAAATTACCATAGCAGAAGTAGCAGTATATAATTCAGGGCTTTCTGATGCAAATTTTGATTTAGTAATAGATGATATAAAAACAAGAGTAGGAATATAATGGCAAGAGAATTTTTCAAAGGAACACAGGCAGAGTGTCAAGCTGCAATAAATAGAGTTAATACAGCACTAGGAAAGCCATCAGGGGAGAGTATAGATTTTCCTACAGAGCTAGATGCTGCAAACGACATATATATGTGTGTTATTGATGGAGCAACACAAAAAAACTCACTATCTACATCTGAAAAGCTTAAAGTATTAAGAGAACAAGATGCAGAAATGGAATATCTAAAAAATGAAAAGTCTTATGAAAAACACGTTGACGGAAAAGTACATTATACTAGAACAGGAACAATAAAATTAACACCAAATGTTCTAAAATTTAGAGAGGGAGATACTGTAACTTGGACTGCTTCAGCATCTACAGGAACGGAAAAAACAAAATTTTTATTTGATAGAAATACTTGGAAAATATTTACACCATCAAATATAACGGCTACCACAATACAAACAATAATACCTAGAGGTGGCAGATATGATGTTGTAGTATATTCAGCAGGTTTTGGTGGTAAAAAACAAACAGTAACACTAACTGTATAGTTATGAAAAGAGTAAAAACACTAAACTCAGCACATAAAAGGCTTATTACAGGTCATTTGAAGTTTTTGCAGTCTAGATTGTATAAAATAACTGAGCACGATAAAAATTATGGTAAGTTCAAAGATTTTCAAGAAATTTTAGATACAATCATAACATATTCCAATGATTTCAAATCTTTTACTGAAAAACAAAGAAGTAAAGATGAATGGATGTATATGATACCAACTTTAAGTCTTTATGCTTGTTTAGGGTTTTTGACAGGTATGAAAAACAAAAAAATAGAAAATTTTGTTGATTTTGAACAAGAGCAAGATAGATTTATAAAGTCAACACTAAATTTAGTAGGAAACCTTTCTGATGTACTAAAAGAGCACGAAGAAAGAGAAAACCTAGAAAAAGAGTTTATCAAACTTAGAGAAGATGTTAGTATTAGAGATTAACGGTAAAGAAAAGTCTATACCTTGTCAATGGGAAGAAATGACAATAGATTACTATTGTGGTATTTATCAGATAATCAAAAAGTATCAAAGAACAGAGGAGCAGAAAAAAGAAGATGAAGGTAAAGATTTGAGCAAGTTTTTCTTTGTTCAACAAACTAAGATGTATAGAGAGCTTTTTTGCTATATGACAGGAGTAAGCGAAAAAGATGTAAATAAATATCCTGTTGATGATGTAGATGCTGTAATTTCTTCATTAGATAATATAATGAAAGATTATGAGCCGAAGGGAATAGATAGTTTTGATGTTGATGGCGTAAAATACTATTTTCCAATGAACTTTTTTAGCGAAGGAACATTTGGAGAATATATTGAAGCAAATCAGCTAGAGATGGGAGTTGAGTATTTGAAAAACGGAAGGTTTGACATTTTGCCTGAACAAATGGCTATAATGTGCAAAGCAGTTGATGAGGAAGTAGATTTAGATAATATAGACGATAAAGTCGCTAAATTTAGAAAACTTACAATGGATATCGTTTGGGAGTTCAGTTTTTTTTTGAACAAACGAACAACAATGTGTCTGAACGCTATCCGAATGTTTTCAGAGCAGGAAACTCAAAGTCTGTTGCAGTCGTAAAGGCTAGTAGGATTATGAAGCCATATGGGTGGCTTAACAGCCTTTATGATGTTGCTATGGATGGTTTGTTTACAAAAGACGGTAAAGATGCCATACAAAGCGTTAAAGACGAAAAACTATATAAGGTTTTAACATACATAGCTTGGAAAACATCCAAGTCTGATTTTGAAATAGCTGTAAAAGAAGAAAGTCAAAAAAATATTAAATAATGGCAATAAACACGCTGCAAGAAATAGTTAAGGTATTTAAAGATAGATGGAGCTTAGGTGACTTTATTTTTGGATATGAAAACGAAATAAACGAAAAGCACAATAACACATATCCTTTGCTTTTAGTTTTGCCCCCAACATCAGAGGTTATTGGTGCTGAAGGAGATATTCAGGAAGAATATTCTTTTGAATGTCTTTTTGTTAGACCAAACTTTCAAAACTCTAATACAAGCATAGAATCTGCTTATAATACACTTAAAGATGATGCTTTACTATGGATAAAAAGCGTACTTGCTTATTACACTAAAAAAGAGGTAATTTTAAGTCCTGATAGTATATCAATAGAACGAGAGAAAGAAATGTATAACGATAAGTTAATACAAGTAAGATTATCTTTTACTCTCAACGCATTTACTCACGACATACCAAGCTATGGTGGTATCATTATTGATAATAGCCCTGTAATTTGGTTAAGAGCAGACAAGGGTGTATCAACTCAAATTGTTGGTGGAACTGAAAGAGTAAGATTTTGGCAAGACCAAAGTGGTAATGACAATCACTTTGAAATAGATACAAGCCAAAGCTCATCTAGTCTTCCAAACTATTATCTGTCACATTCTGAAAACAGTAAGCCTTATATTTCATTTAATGGTACAAGTCAGTATTTACAGTCTAAAAATTTATCTTTAAACGGACTTACTTCAGGTATAACAACCTTAGGATTTTTAAACTTTACTGCTTTTATAGTAACTAAAGCAACAGGGTCAGATGGTCAGGTGTATAATGGTTTATTAAGTATAAATCAAGCAGGAGCAAACAATAGCATATACATAGGTGGTGGTCTAGTTAATAAGTTAAAAATGCAATTTATTGTAGAAGATAATGAGGGTGATACTGAAGGTGTTTTAGTTGCAGATGCCTCTACTAAAATATCATCTTACGCATTTAGGTTAGATGGTAGCACAGATGATGTATCACTTTATGTAGATGGAACAGAAACAGAAGGCTCAGATAATGCTAGTTTTAATTTTTCTGCTACAGATGACACTAACAAGCTTATATTGGGCTCTGTTTTAAATAGTAGTGGCTCTCCTGATTATTTTGGGCAATATGATGTTCAAGAAGTGATAGTATATGACCAATCATTCTCAGATACAGTTATTCAAAACATAAGTACGGAATTACAGCAAAAATATAATATATAATGGCTACAATACAAAAAATAGATAATCCAAAAGATAATAGACTTCAAAGTGTGTATAGTCCCATAAAACTAACCTTTAGGGTTAATGGTGGAGATGTAGATGGGTTAACAGGTAATGTAGAAGATTTTGTAAGTGGTAGGTTTCACTTTACTCCATACAATGAAACAACAGACCAATGGCTAAATAATAATAATGACAGTTCTTATACTAATACTGCATTGCCTAATGAAACTTTTGCAGTACACGTACCATATACCCCATTTATTCACGGATGGTCTATTGATAGCACTCCAAATAAACAAAATACTCCTGCTAGTACAGGTGCTCTTTACAGATACTTTACTTTGGATTGTGCTCCTTTAATGAGAAATTACCTAAGCTATAATCTAAGACCTTGCTCTCACGATACAAGTAACCCTAGAATACATAGAGATATAACGCTAAGTCAAATAGCATATAATTTATTTTTTAGATATCAGATAGGTTTTATTCCTGAATACATAGATACCACAGGAAAGTTAGTTCTTGCTGATGGAAATGGTGGAAGACCTGACTTAAAAGCGTATTGTTATCCAAGAGCATTAAATGCAGCTTTTACACACAACGAAGAAATTTATGGATATTTTGCAGAAGCTCATAATAATGAAACGGATGATTTTGTTGCTGAAAGACAAGATAGTCATATAGAAAAGATATATGTTCACGATTCTAATGATGTAGAAAAGCATTACAACAGAATGAAGTATCTATCTGTAAAACCACAAAATAGAATTATAGGACTTGATGAATCTGAATACCTAACTTTTGCAGCCAAAGACGGTGCAAGTGGAATATATGCTACAATAACTTTTTATGATTTTAATGGCAACACTATACCAAACTCACATACTGATAGTTTTTATGGTATTGACATAAATAGAACTGCAGATGGTGATGGCACACTTACAGGTCATCAAGGCTTATTTAGCTATGGTGATGGTGGAAATGCTAATGCACCTTACGCAGTTATTCAGATAGGCGTGGGCACTAGAAACATAAAAGAAACGGCGATTACACACTCAGGAAAATTTAAAAATTCTCAACCATTATCTGACTTTTCTAATGTAGCTTATTATGAGGTTGTTACTAGAAATAACTCATCTCCTTACCAAAGAATTGGTGAAACTATAAGATATACTATTGACCATAAAAGAAGAAACTATAACGAAACCACAAGATTCCATTGGCAATGTAGGTTAGGTGGTATAGATAGCTATACTTTTGATGGTACTACTACTAGAGGATTGCAAACAAGCTCATCTACATATCAACAAACTATATACCCTAAATTTAGAGGACAATTATCAGGAACTCATACTGACAACACTTTTTTTATAGGAAATCACATACAACAGACAACTGCAGGTGCTGATGGTGGTGCTTTAATACAAAGAATTGCAGGAGTTACAGACGACCAATACCCATCTATTAGAAAACATACGGTAGATGCCTATGGAAACGGAAGTGCAACAACAAGACCTATAACATTTGATGAAAGCCAAATGATAGAAGATATGATGAGTAGTCCTAATGTTTGGGTAGAAAGAGGTTGGAGAGCAAAAGAAATATTTAAAGAAGATTTTAGCTCATACAGCTCTGTTTCAGAAATTGGAAATAATTGGGTTAATGGCTCAGATAGTGGAGATTTTACTACAGATGCATCATTTGTTACTGATAAGGGTCATATAACAGGAAATTCTGCTTATCAAAAAGGTAATAATAGTGGTAATGACCAAGCTTGGTTATCAAGTAAAAAACTTTTTAAATACGACCCAAATAAGCTTTACGAGGTAGAAATAAGATTAAGAGATGAAAATGGAGCAGGGAATTATTATTGTGGTTTGACAGGTTATGCAGGAAGTAGTAATGGCGATTTTAATGGAACAAAAGTCAATGCTAATGATGGTGGTGACTCATATAGTAGCCAACACTACATTACTTTACAAGCACAGGATTTATCTAATTCAGCAAAGTGGGTAGTTGCTAGAGGATATATTAGTGGATATATAAGGGATAGTGGAGTTTATGGGTCTGATAGGAGCGTCCCTATAAATCACGCAAGAGCATATAGTAATTATGATGATAAAGTAGTAGAATACTTTGCCCCTATGTTTTTGCTACACCACCCTAACAATGCAGGAATAGGTTATGTTGACTATATTAAGGTTACTGAATATTCAACTGATGAGCCTCATCAGAGTAATCAATTTGCTTCTAGTAACAAAGCTTATTATGTTCCTGTTTTACTAAAAGATGGTAATATAAACACCTATGATTCTGAAAACCCTACTTCTGTTACTGTTAATTATGTTGAGAGTAGAAAGAAAAGAACAATAATTACATAATGGCTGAGATTACAATAGAATTAAGAAAATTTGATGCTTCAAGTAGTAAAGAAGTTATAGGAGTGTTAGATGTAACATCTAGCGAAGACTTTCCTTTATCTTTAACGATACAAAACTTTGACATAAGAGATATAAACTCTAGGTCAGGAAGCTTTTCTAAAACATTTGATATACCTGCAACTAATAACAATAACAGAATACTAAAAAATGTTTTTCATCAAGGTTATGATGATTCAAGCACAAATGTATTTAGTAAAATTGATGCAGTAATATATGCCGATAATGTTCCAATAGTTTCAGGTAAACTAAGAGTTAACAAAGTAACTAGGTCTGACAATCCTTTAAGCTATAGTTGTGAATTTGTAGGAGATAATATGGATTGGGCTTCAGAGATTAAAAACCTAGAGCTTAAAGACCTTAGATTTAGCTCAATATCAGGTATTGCAGGGCAAGGATATGTTTATGATAACTGCTTTGAGTTAAACACCTCTAGTCCAAGTGATAATACAACCGCTAATAGTACATATTTAAATCATATAGGTAATGACCACAATCATTTCTCTAGCAACTTTGATAGAATACTATGGCCTTTGATGTCTGTAGGCGAAGGGTTGAGTGACAGAAATCAAGTAACTTTTGGTGACTTTGTTCCTGCTTTTTATGTAAAAAATGTTTGGGATAAGATATTTGAAGGTCAGGGATATACTGTAGAAAGCACTTTTTGTAATAGTGATTATTTTAAAAGCTTGATAATGCCTTTTGAATTTGAAAAAAGAGCAGAGCAAGTAAATAATAAATTTGGAAAAATATCTTTAACAAGTATTGACCCACCTCAGACTACTAAATTAACCTCATACTTTAAAAATGGACAAACCACAAGTGCAGTAGTTTTTATGATTGGTAATGGTGAGGTTAACAGAAGCACAGGTGCATACATTTATCCATCAGGAACAAATTCTGGAGTGTTTGCTAGGTTTCTTTTTGGTGGCAATGAGATTATAGATGACTATAATGAGCCATCATCACAAAGCACAGGTAATGTTCAGATGGGAGCTAGTGCAGGTAATACGAATTATACAAACACATATAGTGGAACTATGGTTTGTATAAATGAAGCAGGAGACCACGAAATAGATTTTAATATTAGAGCAAGGTTTGTAAGAGATGCAGATACAGGTGGAACAGACGACCATTTAGCATTTACTGCAAAGGTAGAGCTTTGGGAATGTCCGAATGATGAAGGGTCTGCTGCTAACGGACTTTATCAAACTGCTAATCACGTGTATAATGGGGTAGGCACGGCTCACGCAAATTGGACTTTAAAATGGTATCAATCGCAAAGCTATACTGCAGAAGCACCTCAAGATATTGTAAGAACTTGGTCTCCAAGCAGTCCTATATCTGTTAGTGGTGTTGGAAATAAGTATATAATAGCACTATCTGTAGAGCCTAAATATCCTTCAAATTATAATGGTGATAGTGTTACATTTCAGTTTGATACAGATAGTTTCTTGCAGATAAGTGGGAAAGCAGATATGACAGTTGGAGAGCCAATAGATGACCCACACTTTTTTCTTCCTGATGGAAAGCAATCTGATTTTGTTATGGGTATAGCACAAATGTATAATTTACAATTTCACACAGACCCAATACAAAAGAAAGTTTATATTGAGCCATATGACTTTTTTTATGAATCTAAATTAAAAGCTTTTGATTGGTCAGATAAAATTGACTATAGCAAAAACACGGTAGAAGAATTCCCACACGAACTTAAATCAGAAATAAGGGTAAAATACAAAGACGCTAGTAGTGATGCCTTTTTAGAAAGATTCAATTCTAGAAATCTAATAGATTGGGGTGAGTACAAAGAAATCAACACATCAGGTGTTTTTCAAGACGGAACATATACTATAGAAAATAAGTTTTTTAGCCCAACATTTAATTGGTATGAGCCTGAATATATAGATTCTGATGTTGGTCACTCTAAGTCTAGAGCACCTTTAATACCAATATATCATAGAGATTATTCTTATCTAATGGCAGAAAGGTTTGCCGATAGAGCAGACAAAAACTTTCAGATAGGGGCAAGAATACTATTAGCTGCACCATTATACACAGGTGGTGTATTAACTGAATATGATAGTGCTCTCACAGGTCACGCAACAGCTTTTAGCTATAATAATACAAATCAACTAGACCCTTCAAACGCTGCTGCTTTTAAATTTACTAGGGCTAATTTTATAACATTTGATAATACAGGAGACCCTGATGGAGCAAGTAATAGATTTAGACTACAATATAGTATTGGGTCATACACTAAAGAAAAGGCGTTTCATATACCTTTAAATACACATATAAATATTGACCCTAATTTATCTTTTAATGATGTTGTATATTTTCACGAAGAAGGTGGTGAGTTTTCTGATGGTTTTACTGCATCATCAAACCCTAACAAAACTCATAGGTTAAGAGGTCTTTTTTACAACTTTTACAACAGAATGTTCAAACAATTAAAATCAAGACCAAAGATTAGAGTTTCTTATTTTAAATTAAGCTATCAAGACATACTAAGGTTAGATTTTAGAAGGTTAGTTTATTTAGATGGTGTTTATTATAGAATAAATAAAATTATTGATTATAAGCCACACGTTCAAGAATCTACAAAAGTAGAGCTTATGGAGTTCTTTGATTTAGGTAAAGATGATGTGTTAGAAGGAGATGTTATGAATTTAGTTAATGGTTTGAATATATAATGAAAGCAGGTATATCAGGAAGAAAAGTATTAAGAAGAAACAGAAATAAGCTGTACACACTTATAGATGGTGTATATACGCCTATGCTTTATGAGCAACAAGAGTCTGATGGTGAATACTACTATAGTGAAGTCTTGGTTACCGACCCTGAAAGAGTATCAAAGCAACAACCTATTGTTAATAGAGACAATTCAAACTCTACTTTTGATGAGTTAGAAGTTTTAATAAATCAAACAGCACAAGGTACTACAACAACAAGCACAAGTGTTTCTGTAACTAACTCATCATTTTTTACATTCAAAAGAGGTGTATTAAGTAATGATTCTGATGGTAAATATTCAGGTGTAAGGGTAAGTGATTGGAACTCTATAAAGTCAGATTTATCTTTTACGCAATCTACAACAGGAAATCAGCCATATGTTGGTGGAAGAAGTGGTGGTATAGTAGGTGCTTCAGCACCATATTTTGATAAGTTTAGTTCTTTTATGACAAGTTCTTCAGATATACTTTTGCGTGACAACTTTACAATATTTGTTATGTTTTCTTTACACGTCAAACAAAGAGCAAGGCTTCTTGGAAATAATTCTGATGCAGATGTTTTTGTAACTTTCAATGAAAATGCAGATTCAAATTTACACGTTGGGTTTGGCTCAGGAAACACATATATCATCTCAACATCTACAAAACTAGAATTAAACAGACCATATGTATTAACATTGGTAAGAAAGTCAAATGTTTTGACTACTAGAATTGATGGTGTAAAACAAGCAGAAACAAGTGTTACAAGCAATGATTTAACAATAAATACATTAGGTAGAGCAATAGATAGTGGTGAATTTTTAGGTGGTAGTATTGGTGGTGTTCAGTTTTGGAATGGTGCGTTGAGCCTGTCATTAGATAAAATAGAAAGTGCTCTTATTAAACAAAATTCAAAAGTACCATACTAATGGATATAAAAACAATACTAAATAGCGAATTAGATACGATTGGTAAAGATATCAAGAAGGCACTTGTAAATGAGTTAATGAATCAAAAACATATTGCTACAGGTAAACTTGCTGCATCAACTAAGCATAAAGTTAATGTAAGCAACTCTGAAGCAGAAGTACGCATTACATCAAAGGCAAAGTATTGGAGTGCTATAGATAAAGGCACTAGACCACATTCACCACCATTTGATAAGATAATGCAATGGATAGATGATAAGGGTATAGCTTATGCAAACGAAGCAGAGAAAGCAAGAATAGCAACTGCTGTTATTAGAAGAATACAAATAGAGGGAACTCCAACGAAAGGTAGTTTTGCAAGAACAGGAGCAACTCATAGAACAAACTATATAAATCGTGCTATAAATCCTAAAAAGGCTAAGATTAAAAAAAGATTACAAAAGGTTATTGGAGATAATATAAAATTACAGTTTACAAAAACCATAAAAAAAGCAAACCAAGATGGCTGAAGAATTAAAGTATAGAGTAAGAGTATTAGGTATTGATGAGCTTGTTAAGCTCAATAAAGATATTCAAGCAAACACCGAAAAGCTTCGTGAAAAAAAGAAAGCTTTAAAGGGTGATAAGGATGCTCAAAAGGAAAATATGAAGCAAGTCCTTGAGCTCACAGATGAACTAAAAAAGCAAAGAAAAGAATTTAGAGAAGGCTCTAAAGTTCAAAAAGAAGTACAGGCACAAACCAAAAAGAGCACTAGCTTTACTATGAAGATGGCTACTGCTTTTGGTGTTGCATCATTAGCAGTAGATGGTCTTAAAAAAGCAACAAAGTTTCTTGGCGACCAAATTAAAGAAAGTGTTGTAGTATTCAAGGAGTTTGACTTTCAGATGGCTAAGGTTAGAGCTATTAGTGGTGCAACGGATTTAGAATTTAAAAGACTAAAGACTAGCGCAGAAGAACTTGGTAGAACAACATTCTTTACTGCAACACAAGTAGCAGAACTACAAACAAATCTTTCAAAGCTTGGTTTTACATCTGTTGAGATACTAGATGCACAGGCAGCGACACTTGCAACAGCTACTGCAGCAGGTGAAGACTTAGGTAGGACTGCAACAGTTATGGGGTCTGCTATACGAGGTTTTGGGCTTGATGCTAGTGAAGCAACAAGAGTAGCAGATGTTATGGCTACTGCTTTTACAAGTTCTGCTTTAGATATTGAGAAGTTTCAAACATCAATGACTAAGGTTGCTCCTATTGCTAAGATGGCAGGTTTTGAAATTGAAGGCACTACTGCAATATTGGCTTCCCTTACTGATGCAGGTATTGAGGCTTCTATTGCAGGTACATCTTTAAGAAACATATTGCTTAGATTGGCTGACCCTACATCTGATTTATCAAAAAGACTAGGTGGCTCTGTGGGCTCTGTTGATGAACTAATACCAAAACTAAAACAGCTAAAAGATTCAGGTGTTGCACTATCTGATGTTTTAGGTATTACTGACAGAAGAACTGCAGCAGCTTTTGGTAGAATACTAGATAGTGGTGAGTCTGTAGAAGTGCTTACTGAAGCTTTAAGAAACTCAGAAGGAGCTGCAGAGGCCATGGCTGCGATTGTTGGAGATAGTTTACAGGGTGCTTTCTTACGATTCAAATCGGCAGTTGATGGACTTAGAATTGCATTGATGGATGGTTTAGGCAAAAGGATGCAAAATATTGTTGATGCTTTTGCTAAAGCTTTTAATACTATAGCTAATGAAAAGAATATAAATAGAATAACAAAGTTTGCAAAAGCAACAAGTAGTCTAATAAAAATTATAGCTACATATGTTATCGGTGTAAAAGCAGCATCTTTAGCAACAAGTGTATTTAGTAGTGTTTCATTAAGGGCAGGAGCAACGCTATCAGGCTCTTTGATGAGGGGTTTGGTTGTTGCAAGAAATGGTTTTAGAGCTTTAACTGCGTCTATAGCTTCCACAGGTATAGGTCTTTTGGTTGTAGCTTTAGGTCAACTTGCTGTAAATCTTATGAAAAGCAAGTCTGCCATATTTGATGTTGTTGACGTACAAGAAAGACTAAACAAGGCACAAAAAGAAGGTCGTGAAGATATTCAGGAAGCCGTAATACAAACACAATCTTTAGCTAATTCTAAAAGAAAACTGAATGAGTTGCTTGATAAAGAGGGTAAGCTTATAAATAATACTGCACAGGGTCAAGCAATATATAATGATAAAAAACAAAAGTTTAGATTAGAGCTTGTTAATGTAAACAAGATAAACAGAAAATATAATCAAACTTTACTTACAGAAAAATCAACAATAGATGATATTATAACATCCACAGACAATTTGATTACTAAAATGAAAGACAGAATGTTGCAGGATAGTTTTCAGAAATTATCTAAAGATTTTCTTGAACAAGCAGTTGGAGCTAATTTACTTTTAGAGGAGTTTAATAAAGGAGCAACTCCTCTTGAAATGAGAAATAATAGACTTTTTTCAACATTTGAAGATATAAATGATGAAATTGCAAACGCTAGAAGGGCTATTGAATTTCTTCAAGAAAACACGAACTTTACTACCGATATAAGTCAAATATCACAAGAAGATTTTACTCGTCAAAGAGCAGCAAGGCTAAGAGATATGCTAGAGGCAGAGGGTATGACACTACAAGATTTTGCAGAAGCAATAGAGTCAGGTTTCTTTGAAGAACAAACATCTAAAATTCAAAAGAGTTTACAAAAGCAAATGAGTGAGGGTGTAAGTATATTGGGTACTGAAGGCACAGGTGAAGATGATGATAAAGACCCATTAGGTATTACAACAAGGAGAGAGATGGAGATGACTCGACACAATGAGGAGTTGTTGAGAATAAGAGAAAAATTTAAAAATGATTCTAATGCATTAAAAAGGGCAGAGCTATTTGAAGAAATATTTCATCAAGAAGAACTTAAAAAACTATTGCTAGAGGAGAATAAAGATACATCAGCAATAAATCTTAAGATACAAAAAGCTGAACTAAAAGTTCTTGAAGAAATTAGAAAAGAAAAGCTCCTCAAGGCAGAAGAAAATTTTAAAACAGAAAAACATAATATAGATGAGCAATTAGCTAAAAAATTTATTACTGAAGCAGAACACAAGCAAAAGCTTTTACAATTAGAATCCGATTTTTTACTTGCTAAAAAAGATATATTAGTAGGTGATTTAGAGGAGCAAAGAAGACTAGCTGATGAACAAAGACAGATAGATTTAACCACAATACAAACACAGAAAGAAGCCATAGCACAAAGAATATCAGATGTAAATGATTTGGGTGGTGCTATGCAGCAATTAGGTGGTGTTATGGGTGAAAACAATAAGCTTGTTCAGATAGGAACAAAACTACAACAGGCTGCTGCTCTTGCTACTTCAATACAAACATTACAAGAAAAATTAAACATAAAAACAAAAACTACAGGTATTGCTACTTCGGCAGCAGCAACAACTGCAAACGCTGCAGAAACTGTTTCTAAATCTGCAACAACAACACCATTCCCTGCAAACTTAGGTGCTATTGCTGCTACTATTGGCGTTTTAGTTGCTGCACTTTCTCTTTTTGGTGGATTTGGTGGTGGTAATGTAGATGAAGTGGGTGAAGAATTTAGATTTGCTAAGGGTGGTCTTACAAAAGGTGGTATGTTTAAAGGTCGTTCACACGCTAGTGGTGGTGTTAAGTTTGCAGTAGGTGGCAGAATACACGAAGCAGAAGGTGGTGAGGCTATAATAAATAAAAAGTCAACTGCTAGGTTTAGACCTATACTATCTGCTATAAACTCCTATAACGGCAATGGCGTAAAGTTTGCAGATGGTGGATTGATATCATCAGGTGAGAAATTTGCTATGGGTGGTGAACTAGCAAACATACAACAAATGGTTACAGGTGGTAATTTAAAACAAAAGGTTGTAATGGTGGAGAGTGATGTAACCTCAACACAGAACAGAGTTTCGTCTTTAGAAAGCCAAGCTTCGTTTTAACAACAGATTGTTGATAAATAAATTTTAATAAAATTATATAGTTTTTGTAAAAGAATATATTGCGATATGATAAAAAATAATAAGCTTACTGTTGTCAAAGAATTTGTCGAAAGTGCTTATGTAGATATCAAAAATAGACATTCTGAAGAAGCAGGAATAAAAGATGTTTTGATGTTCCTAGCAGAGAGAGGCCTGATAGAGCCTAGAAGATTACGAGATTATATGATTATAAAAGATTACGCTGATTTCTTAAAAAAGAATGATGGTAAGATTTGTGTAACTATGATTGACTTAGGTATTAAATACGATATTTCGGAAAGAACAGTACAAAATATTTTATATAAAACTAAGTCTAATTTTTACACAAAAACAAATATTAGAAAGAATTTGTAAACTTTTTCTAAAGAGCTATTATTGATATAATTACATTTGCAAAATGAATAATTGGTACGAATTTCAGAATGAAGCAGAAAGTTCAACTGTTGAAATATCTATCTATGATGAGATAGGTGATTACGGCACTTCTGCAAAAAGATTTATAGACGACTTAAAGTCGGCAGGTGACAAGGATATAAACATCAGAATGAACTCCGTAGGTGGTAGTGTTTTTGATGGACTTGCAATCTACAATGTTTTGCGTTCACACAGAGGATATGTTAATGTTAAGATTGAAGGACTATCTGCATCAATAGCTAGTATCATTGCCTTAGCAGGTGATAATATAGAGATGGCAGAAAATGGATTCTTTATGATACACAATCCTTTTGGTAAGTCTGCAGGTGGAGCAGATGATATGCGTAAGACTGCCGATTTACTCGATAAAATCAAGCAAGAGCTTGTGTCTATCTATTCAAACAAAACTCAACTTTCAGATGAGACAATATCGGATATGATGGATAAAGAGACTTGGCTGACAAGTCAAGAGGCTAAAGAGATGGGTTTTATAGATACTATAACAGAGCCTATCAAAGTAGCTGCTAGTTTTAACTTTTCAAAGTTTACTAATGTAGATGAAAAAGAAGTTAAAAATAGATTGGAACTAATTAGTAATATTAAGAAAACGAAAATGACTGACGAATTGAAAAATTGGTTTAACGGTGTTAAAGAAGAAATCATTAACGCTGTGAAGGGAGAAGGCGTAGCTGAAGCCCCTGCTAATGAGGAAGTTTCCGTTGTTCTTTCTGATAACGAAGAAGTTGTAAACAAACTTACAGACTTGTCAAACGAGAAAGAAGAACTATCAAGCATCATTTCTGACAAAGAGGTTTCTATCTCTGAATTAGAAAACAAGGTGTCTGAATTAGAAGCTGAATTAGCGAAGCTAAACGCTACAGAAACTAAAGTAGAAGCAGAAAAAGACCCTGCAATTAACGAAGCTGATGTTGTAGTTAATGAATGGGATGTTTTTGCTAAATCATTATTAAAATAATAAATTAGAAAATTATGGCGACTTTAACAAGTGCAAGTTTACCTACAGTAAATAAATATGATGTAAGTAAATCAATTATTGAGCCTCTATTTATGGGGCAAGACTATATGTCTTATATGGATGTAATGCCTAATGTATCAGGAACTATCGTTATTGATAAGTTCAAGCAATTAGGAAATATTACAACTGCTTTTTCTTCATCAGCTTTCTCATCATCAGCAGGTAATGAGGAAATCGGTGATACTGTAACATTAACTCCTGTTCGTAGAGAAGCAGAGGTTGCGTTTGCAGGTAACTCTTTATACAACAAAATCAAAGGACAACTTATGAGAGGTGGTCACGAATTTGATAATGTTGATGGAACTATTGTAAAAAACATTTTATTAGACCTTATCGGACAAGGTATAAAAGGTGATTTTAACAAGCAGATTTGGTTATCAAGTGCTGCAGGTGGTACAGGTGCTTTTGACCAATATGATGGTTTATTTGATGCAGCTTTCAATGTAACTGCTAACAAATTAAACAGAGGTAGTTTCGCTCCTGAGCAGACAACTGATGCTGCTTTAGATAGTGGATATGGCTTGAAAATTATGAAAGGTTTATATGATATTGCTTCTCCTGAATTGTTAGAAGCAGGAAATCACGTTTACTTTGTATCAGGTGATATTGCTGATGATTATATGGCACAAACTCTTGAGAACTCAGGATATGCTGCTGCAGGATATGGAGCTTTGGTTAATGGTGTTCAGCAATTAACTTATAGAGGTATTCCTATTATTGTTCGTAGAGATTGGGATGTGGCTATCGCTTCTAATGTTGCAAACATTAACGGTGCTTCTAATGCTGCTGAAACTCACAGAGCTATGTTAACTACTAAAGATGCTTTTGTTGTTGCTACTGACATCAACGAAAACTCTGTAGAGCAATGGTATTCTAACGATAACAAAGAGTATCGTTTTAGAGTAGCTTACTCTATAGCTGTAGCTTTGAAAGATGCTAAATTAGCTGCTTACTATACGCCTGATAATATGGCATAATAATTTAGGGGGATGAAATACTCCCCCTAATAATTTTTAACACAATAAAACCAAAATAAAATGGCAATAGAAAAAATTAGCGTTGTTCACTCCGACTTGGAAAGGAGAGGTGGTCTAAAGCACTTGGGTGTTTGCTTGTTTTCTGATATTAGTTCTGTAGCTTTTGACTCTGCTGCAAATCACACGATATCTACTATCACAGAAGCAAATGTTAAGTTATTTGAACTTAAGCAAGGTACAGGCTCACTAACTAGCTCAGGAACAAAAGAGGGTGGAACAATTATGTTTGAACACACTATTTCTGCTTATATACCAAATATGTCTGATGCACATATGTCTGCTATTGATACTTTAAGTAATGAGAACTTAGTTGTTTTCGCTACTGACTTCAATGATGTTACTTATGTAGTTGGTCTTTCTAACAAGTATTCTCTTACAGGAGATATTTCAAATGACCAAATGTATGCTAGACTATCAGGTGTTGAAGCTGCAACAGGTGCTGCTTTAGGTGATGAGAACGGAGTTACATTAACATTTACTGCTATGTCAGGTGAGTTACCATACTTACTAACTCCTGCTGTAACTATTGATGCTTCTGACGGCTCATACTCTATAGCATAATTATAGTAATTAAGATACACAAGTTAGGGGCAAATGCCCCTAGCTATGTATTTTTTTAATATATTGCAATATGTATAAATCAAAAGTAAAAAAAGGTGAGGCTCGTTTCAACAATATGAAAGGCTTTATGTGGGCAGATGCTACACAAGAAGAACTTAAAAAAGCCTATGAACTTGGTCACACAAAACACATAGAATTTGTAGAAGATGCAGCACCAAAGAAAACAAAAAGCAAAAAGAAGTCAAGTAAAGACAGTTCAGACAAAGAGTAATTTTAATACTAAATATGCTTTCGTAAACATTAGTACACCTAATGTAGATAGAGAAGTAAAGCAAATAGATAGGGTAAGAGAAGAATATATACCATTTGGTAAAGACAATCTTTTCCCACAATATTTAGCAGATTTAAAAAGACATTCTTCAACACACCGTTCTGTACTTGCACAGAAAACTACTTTTACAACAGGTAGTGGATTTAAGACAGAAAACGATAGGTTAGCAGAGTTTATCTCTGATGTAAATGCTAACGGAGAATCTCTTAAGGATTGTTTTAAGAAACTAGCAGATGATTACTACACATATGGTAACGCCTACTTAGAGGGTGTTGTCTATGATGGTGGTATAAACTTTTACCACAAAGATGCTGCTACTGCCAGAGTTAGCAAAAACAAGAAAAGTATTTGCTTTCATCCTGATTGGGATAACTATAAGAGAAATCCTGAAAAGAAGCAGGTAATTCCTATTTATCCTAATATTTCTAATAGTAGCTTTGTAATACACTACAAGGACTATGAAAGCACATTTAACTTTTATGGTTTACCTGACTATGTAGCTGCTTTAGAGCACATTGCAATAGATTATGAAATAGGAAAGTTTAATCATACAAACTTTAAAAATGGATTTAGTCCTTCTGCTATAGTTACTGTAAATGGCGACTTTGGTGAAGCTGAAGCAGAAAAGTTTGTAGAAACTGCTAAGGACACTTTAACAGGTAGTGGTAACAACTCTAAGATACTATTCTTAGTTAAGAACGCAGATGAAAGTAGAGGTACTGATGTTCAGATTCTTAACAACAAAGAGGATGGTGACTTCTTAGATTTACAAAAGCTAACTGACCAAAATATAATTACTGCTCACAGATGGCAACCTGCGTTAAGTGGTATTGTTTCTTCAGGAAAGATGAACAACACAGGTAGTGAGATTAGAATAGCTTATGAATTGGCTATGTCAACAGTAATCAAAGACACAACTAACATATTGTTAGAGCCAATAAAAAGAGTGATTAACAAAGAGCTAGGTATAGATACAGAAGATTTAACTGTAATATATGAGCCACCAATATCATTCTTATCTGACATAGACCCAAAACAAGTTCTTACTATAAACGAGCAAAGAGCTATGTTACACAAAGATTTAGGCAAGTTAGATGATGGGGATATGTTACTTGCAGATAGACAATTAATTAGAGTAGAAAAAGAAGAAACTATAACAAGAACTTAATATGGCTAATGTAAGAAACTTAAATAATTTTGTTACTGCATCAGAAGTAATACAAAACTCTTTTACAAATCAAGCTACAGATACAGCTTTGATTAGTGATAGCATATTAGATATAGCAGAGTTAGCACATATCAAGCCTGAACTTGGTCTTGATTTTTATGAAGAACTAAAAACGCAAAATCATAACTCATCTCTTACTACTGATAACAACACACTCGTAACTGATTTTTTAAAACCTGCACTTTGTTGGTTTGTTAGATTTGAAGTTATGAATGAGATACAGTATAACACAACATCTGCAGGACTTGTAACAAACATATCAGAGTTTAGCAACCCTGTAAATGTAGAGCAGTTTAATCAGATGAAGCAAGACACATATAGAAAGGCAAAAGTTATGCTTGACGATATGATTGCTTTTATACAACACGAAGACCAAACAAGTAAATATCCTTTGTTTGGGCAGGATGGAGATTCGTCAATGCCTAATGTTGACCACGCTACAAAACTTAACGGAATAATATTTTACTAATGGCTACAAACTTTCCAAAAAAAGGTGATGACAAAAAGATTACTTTGCGTAATAGTGAGGAAAAACAGTTTCCTTATGAGTTTGCAAAGAACTTAAAAGAGCAGCAGCCAAAGATATGGAAGGCAGGTGGTAACATTCGTGGTAATGATGCTTTTATGCTTTGGGGAAGGGCAAGAAAGGGTGAAGATACTGAATCTATAAGAGCTTGGATAAAAGAAAGAGAGAGTTGGGCTAAAAGACATTTTAGAGATGGTCAAAAGTTCAAGGGTGATGCAGAGCCAAACCTATCAAATGTAGCAGGTGTGGTTGCACAAATAAAGTGGGGTGTGATTGGAAACTTAGGAGTACAGGGAATGAAAGATGTAATACTAGAGTTGACTAAAAAACTAGAAGGAAGAAAAGATAATATGAAAAATGTTAGCCCAACAGTAAAGAAAGGACTTGAAGCAAAAGTTGAAAAGCATAATGAAGATGTAAAAGACTTAAAAGTTGATTGGAATCCAAGAGTAACTTATAAGAAGTTAGAAAAAGTGTTTGACAGGGGTGTCGGTGCTTACAGAACGAACAGACAATCGGTTAGACCCAATGTAAAATCTGAGGAGCAGTGGGCGTATGCTCGTACAAATTCTTTCCTTTTTGTGATGCGTAAAGGTAGATTTCAAGGTGGTACACACGATACTGATTTGCTTCCTGAAAAGCATCCAATGAAAAAGGCTATGAAAGAAACTGATAATGCAAGAAGAAACCCAAATTGCCCTGATGGATATGAGCACCAAATGCCTGATGGCTCTTGGATGTGTGGAAAAAGACACGGTGGTGGTGGCTACAAAAATGAGGTAGATGAGAAAGAGCTTCTTAAGTTTTTGAACATACTCAAAGAAGATTTAATAACAGAAATAAAACTAATAAAAAAAGATAAATAATGGCTTCAACAATAACATCAGCTACATTAACAGTTACTATACAAGAATCAATTACTCTTGGTGGAACTCAGTTTGGTGGCACAAAACAACTAGAAATTACAGGAATAAATGAGGCTTACAAAAGAATAGTAAAATGTGTTAATAGTCAAACAACAACTATTGCAACATTTAGTGGTAATGCTTTTGCTTCAGATAATGCTATAGATACAGAAGATGCAAAATATATAAGAGTTACAAACCTTGATGATTCTAACTCTATAGAACTAGCTATTGTTGGAGCTGCAACATTGTATCAGGTAAGACTAGGAGCAGGTGAATCACACATTTTAGGAGCTCCTGACGACCTTATGTTAGCAGAAGCAGATACAAGCCCTTCTTTTGGTACAATGGCTGATATAGCAAGTATTCAGGTAAATCCTGCAGGTAATGATGTAGATGTAGAAATTTTAGTAGCTTCAGTATAATATGGCAAGTAATTTACATAGTAGTTTAGATGATAGTCAGTTGCACAACCCAAAAGGTTTTGCTAATGCTGCAAATAATACATATCTAACAAAAAACTCTAGTGGCTCATTAGTTTGGTCAGGAAATAAAACAAGGCATTATATATCTACAGGTGGATATCATAATGGTAGTGGTAGTGCAGGAACTTATTATGCAAAGCAGTTTTCTGCAGATTATCACAATCTAAATGTTGAAGTTGACCCTGCAGATGCTACAAATAATAGTATCAATAGTGGTATGCAATGGGCACATATGCACTCAGAATTTGTATGTTGTCACGCAGGTACAGTTACAAAGTGGGTTTGTATGCACGGTGGTAGTGCTAGTGCAGATTGGGACTTGGAATTATACAAGGTTTCTGTAACATCAGGAACAGGAGCTAATGTAAACCCTACAAAGTTAGGTGAAACATTAAATTTAACAAATAGTGCAAGTGGTAACAAGTTTGTTACAAAAGTAGAGATGGGATTGACAGGGACATTGACATTTGCAGAGAATGATGTACTTATACAAGTATTAAGAAAACAAACAGCAGGTAGTAAATCTATTTGGTGGAACGGAACTTTAGAATTGACTTTTGACTATTAAGATATGAAAACTTTACTTACACAAAACGCAGATGTATTAGGATTAAACAGTTTAACTCTTTTCATTTCTCTTACAGAGGTTGAGCAGGTATTACAGATTGTGTTATTGTGTATATCAATCATATATACTACACAAAGATTTATAGATTACAAAAATGGCAAGAAAGGTAATAATTAGTTTTATAGCAAAACCAAAAGTTAAGCGTAAAGGAGTTCATTCAAAGAACTCGTCTAAAGGACAAAAGGGGTACAGAAAAAAATATAGGGGTCAAGGAAGGTGATACAAAAAGATTTGACATTATCAGTAGGTAATATAATTTGGATAATAGGTATAATATTTACAATGGGAATTGCTTACAGTCAAATAGCACAACTTGATGAAGACATAAATGTTCTAGACAAAAGACTTGAAAAAAAGATTAAGATAATCAACGAGTGTGAAGATAGAATAGTAGAATTAGAAAAAGAATTAGCAACAATTAAAAATTGTAAAAAATGATTGAAAAATTTAAAGTATTGGCGTGTATATTATTATATAAAATATCATTCAAAAGAATTTGTTTTGGTAACTGTAAATACTGCAAACTATAATGGAAGATATTTTAAAATTAGTAGAAACATATGGTATTACATTAGTTTTACTTATAGGTAGTTGTTATGCCCTTTATCGTTTTTTTATTTTTAGCATTTATGAGGTAAAATCTCAATTTTCAAAATATCACGAGAACAATGCTAAGGATATGCAGTATATAAAAAGTAAGATAGATATTATCTTAGAGTTTATTAAGAAAAATAGCTAATATGGACTTAGTTGTATATAGAATTAGTAGCGAGTCAGATTGCACTAATGGTATATTATTTGAAAAAACCGAAAGCTTTGGTCTTCGGTTTTTATGTTATACATTGGAAGACGAACATAGAGTTTTAAAAGTAAAAGGTGAGACAAGAATACCAAAAGGAAAATATTTTATACAATATAGAAAAGAAGGTGGCTTTCATAATAAATATAGTAAGCGTTTTTCTAATATTCATAAAGGAATGTTGCAAGTTATGGATGTTCCAAATTTTGATTACATTTTGTTACATTGTGGTAATACTGATGAAAATACTGCAGGATGTTTGCTTCTCGGTGATTCTCAAGAAAATAACCAAATAATTAAAGATGGTTTTATAGGCAAATCTACAAATGCCTACAAAAGAATTTATCAAGATATATCAAAAGAATTAGAAAGTGGTGAAGATGTAACCATAGAATATATAGATTTTGATAAACAATTTTAAGGGTTTGTAAAGGGTTATATATACCCTATATAATAAAGATAAGGTTAAAGATAAATATAAAGATATGAGTGTTTTAGGTAAAATATTTAGTAGTGGTGCAAAAGATTTAGTAGAAAGTGTTGGTAGTGCTATAGATAAAATTCATACAAGTGCAGAGGAAAAAGAACTGATAAAATCAGAGATAAAGAAAAAGATATTAGACTATGATTACAACATACAAAAAGAAGTTACTAAGCGTTGGGAAGCAGATATGCAGGGTAATTGGCTTACTAAATCTATCAGACCTCTTAGTTTGGCTTTCTTACTTGTTATCCTTACTGTATTTACTCTCGTTGACTTTGGTTATGTTGACCTACATATTAAAGACAGTTGGATTGACCTTTGGCAACTTTTAGCACTCACAGCCTTTGGAGCATACTTTGGTGGAAGGTCTGTTGAAAAAATTAAAAAGAAACCTTAACAATTTCTAATTTATTTATAAATATATGCTTATATTTGGTGCTCCAAATAAGCTATATTCAGCTTATCAATGTTTTAGGGTTGGTAAAAAAGTGAGATTTCCGTTTGATTTCTCACTTTTTTTTATATATTGCCCCAACCAATAAAACAATTTAATGAAAAAAATTTATGGTAAAAGACTAAGACTTACCCCACAAGAAGTTGAAATGGTGGAAAACCATAGAAACACTAGCAATGTAGGAATTATAGGCGACACTCACGAGCCTTTTTGCCACCCTAATTACAGAGATTTTTGTTACGAAGTATTTAATAGATTTGGTGTTACTCAAATAGTACACATTGGAGACGAGGTAGATAACGCTGCCTTATCATATCACGAGAAACAAACCGAAATGCCAAACGCTGAAAGCGAAGCAGAGAAGGCACAACTAGCTATGGAAAAGTGGTATCAAACATTTCCTGATGTAAAAGTTTGTGTTGGAAATCACTCTGCACTACCATTTAGACAGGCTACAACTGCAGGTATTCCTAAAAGATTTATGAAGTCGTATGAAGAAATATGGAACGCACCCAAAGGTTGGAAGTGGCAGTTGCAATGGCAAATAGACAATGTATTATATGAACACGGAACAGGAAGTAGTGGAGCAAGAGCTGCAGTTAACAGGGCTACTGCTAATAGGCAATCTACAGTTATAGGGCATTGTCATTCCTTTGGTGGCGTAAACTATATGGCTTCTCGTAATGATTTAATATATGGTATGAATGTGGGGTGTGGCATTGATGTAGATGCTATGGCTTTTTCATATGGTAAAAACTTTCCAAAGAAGCCAACTCTTGGTTGTGGAGTCGTTCTTGACGAAGGAAAAACTGCATTATTTATTCCTATGGACTTAGGAAGTAGGATAGTACATATCTAAAAAAAGTAAAAAAAACATAAAAAAGTTTGGTGGTTTGTAAATTTGTTGTATATTTGCAGAGTATTAACCCACAAAAACAGAATTTATGTTGAAAGAACTATTCGAAAAAACCCTGCCAAACTACTACGAGCAGGTCTCAAACAAAGAGGTATATGTATATATGTCTAATGTTGAGAAAGTAATTGAAGAAGCAAAAGATAGAATTAAGAATCTGCAAACAAAAGCTCATAACGAGGAAAGGTATGATGAAGCACACGCATATCATATGGCGTGGCTAGAGTTAGCCTTTATATCTACAGAGATTCTATCAAAACAACTAACCTCAGAAATAAAAAAATAGTTATGTCAGAACTTAAAAAAGAAACTAGAAAAGAAGCACTAAGAAGATTGTTTGAAGCAAATGGTCTTGTGCAAGAAGATGTGTATAAGGACAAGCGTGGCTTTGTTATTATTACAAGAACAGGTATTGATAAGATTGTAAGCAATCGTTCTATACAACTTGAGTATGAGCCTATTGTAATGGAAAGAGATTGGGTTGTACTAAGATGTGTTGCTCAAATGGTAAAGGGCAAAGAAATTGGTATGACTAAAGTAGAAAGCTTTGGCGAGTGCTCACAAGAAAACACTATGGGTCTAGCAGGTAAATATCCTGTTGCTATGGCAGAAAAGAGAGCCAAGTCTAGAGCAGTATTGATGCTTACAGGATTCTATGAGCAAGGCATATACGGTCAAGACGAAATGATGGATGGCTAATGGATTGGATAGATGATTTATTAGACGATAGATGTGATTTGTATCAGATTACTATTATAGAAGGTCTGATGCAAACCTCATCTGTTGCAGATGAATATAGAGATATTGACTTTGAAAATATTTCTATACTAAAAGCAGAAGAAATAATAGAGCATCTTTATGAGAACGACAATCCAAAAGACCCAAAAGAACAATACAAAAGAATGTTTAGATATGGCTATTAGAAAACACGCTATGACAAAAGAGGGTGCAATACTTTGCATCACTAGACATCAAGTGAAAGAGCTTGACAGTAAAAATATACAAGGGATAAGAAAAACTTTTTTAGACTTGTATATGCAACTAGAAGACAGCAAGATAAAGGAGCTGTATAAAAAAACCTTTGATGTTGAATTAGTAATTGTAGAAGAAAAATGAAAAAGAAAGCAAGAAATGATTTTGAGGTTATGCTAAGAACTCTTGGTATAACTAAGAAAAGATTTGGTGAAATCACAGAAACGAAAGGTACTACTGTAGATAAGTATCTTGCAAACCCATCTTTATTGAGAGTAAAGCATATACAATGTTTGGCTAATGCAGATGAGATAGAGTGTGATGAAAATGAATTATTAAACTATTTAATAAAGTAAAATGGAATTAGAAGGAAAGTTAGAGGCTAAATACGAAACAAAGAAGTTTCAAAGTGGTTTTAAGAAAAGAGAGTTTGTGATAAACACAGGTGGTGATTACCCACAAACAATAAAACTAGAAGCACACAAGGATAATATAGATAAGCTTGATGGTGTAAGTGTTGGTGATTTTATCAAGTGCTCTATCAATATAAATGGTAGGCTTTGGGAAGGCACATACTACAATAACATTGTGGCTTGGAAGATTGATTCAGATGCAAAACCAAAGCAGGTGCAAACAGATGAAGACGAGGGTCTTCCCTTTTAAATATTTAGTTATGGAAGAAAACATTTTAATGCGAGAAGAAATTTCATTACTTATACATAGTGTTCAAAGAACTATAATAAAACTTGAGCAGTATAAAGACGATAGTAGTGAGTTAGTAAAGAAACACAGAATGTTACTTAAAAGATTGTTAGAGATTGAATATAATATGTTAAAAATAAAGTAAATATGGATAATGAATTAGCAAAGCTAAAACAAATTATATCTATACAACTTAATATACCTAGAAGTGCTTTAGATAAAAGTTGTAGAGAACAAGAGTTTGTTAGAGCTAGAGTGATTTACTCAAATATATTGATGAAAGAACTACAGATACCTATTGGCAAGATGAATCAGTATCTTAATAAAGATAGAAGTAGTTTCTATCATTATCAAAAGCAACACAACAACGCATATGAATATCCTAAGTTTTATCAAGACTATATTGATGACTATGAAAAGGTTAAGTCTATGTTCTTAGGAGACCAAGATGTTATGCTAAAGCGTTGGGAAGTTGAGTTTCAAAGATTGAGTAAAGCAAGAGCAGATATAAATGCAAGATTAGATAAGATAGAAAAAGAGATGGTAGATGTAGGATTGTAAAATATTTACTATCTTTGTAAAATTATTAACCCTAAAACAAATAATTATGGCAAAAAGAATGACCGATACGGACAAGTGGAAGAAAAGATTTGTCCGTGACCTATCACCACAACACAAACTTCTGTGGTTTTATATACTTGATGACTGCAACCACGCAGGAATATGGGAAGTAGATTTAGAAGTAGCTTCCATCAGGGTAGGCTTTGACTTGTCACACGACAGCTTACCATCATCGTTTGAAGAAAAAGTTATACCGTTTGACAATGGCGACAAGTGGTTTATACCTGACTTCATTGACTTTCAATATGGCGAACTAAATCCAAACTCTAATGTTCACAAATCAGTAATACAGTTATTGGAAAGATATAGCCTTGAAGGGTATGTGAAGGGTTTACAAACCCTACCTAATACCGTACAAGATAAAGATAAGGTTATAGTTAAAGATAAAGCTAAGGTTAAAAGATTTGTTAAGCCAACTTTAAATGACTTAGAACATTACTGTATTGAAAGAAACAATAAGGTTGATATTCAAAAGTTCTTTAACTATTATGAAAGTAATGGTTGGAAGGTAGGAAAGAATCCTATGAAAGATTGGAGGGCTGCAGTTAGAACTTGGGAAAAAAATACCAAAGAGGAAACAAAAAGCAAAGTAGAACAGTCTCTAAATACTTGGCAAGAGGCAAGACAAATGATAAACAATGGATAAGACTAGACAAGTATGGTATAGATTTAGCAATGATATAGAGCAGTTAAATGTTGATTGCGTTGACTTACTTAGCAAGTGTTATATGATGTTAGGGCAAAGACCTGATACACAGCAAGTTGTAATGATGGCTAAGTTCTTAGTAGATGACTTATCAAGATACTATGGCTCTATGGATATGGATGAAGTTTCATTTGCATTTGAACAGGGTATAAGAAACTCTGAGCACGGTGGCTTTATCAATGTTCGTAATTGGAACATATGGCTAAAGGAACACAAGTCCAAAGCACAATTAAATAGACAACAAAAGTTAATAACCGACTATCAAAAGCATCAAAGAAATCAAAAGTATATTGATGCTACGATAACTAAAGCAAAAAGAATAGATGACACAAAAAGATAAAGTATTAAGACACCTTGAGCACTATGGTACTATAACACCATTAGATGCCTTCAGAGATTATGCAATAATGAGATTGAGTGCAATCATATTTAATCTTAGAGACGAGGGCTATAACATAAAGTCTGACACAGAAAAAAGCACAAATAGATTTGGTGAGCCCTGTAAATATGCTAGATACACATTGCAAAGACAATATCAACAGGCACAATTATTTTAATTTTTATGTAAAAAAGTTTGGTAGTTACGAAATTATTTCGTATCTTTGTACTATTATTAACCCTAAAACACTAATATATGACAGACACTTATTTGTCCTTACTCAAGGACACCCTTTCAATTCAGACTACATCAGGCGAAGAAGACAAGATGATTGCTTACATCAAGCAGTTTGTTTCTAAGTATGTTCCTGATGCAGTTGTAAAAGTAAAAAACAGAAATGTATATGTAACCAAAGGACAGGCAGACTACTATCCTTGTATTGTTGCACACACAGATACAGTACACGATATGTACCAAGACTTCGGAGTTTACGATAGAGATGGCGTATTGTTTGCTTTCAGCAATGATGTTGAGCAGCAGGTCGGTATCGGTGGCGACGACAAGGTTGGTGTATGGATTGGACTAGCAATGCTTCTTTACAAAGATGTTGTCAAGTGTGCTTTCTTTCATAGCGAAGAAGTTGGTTGCATTGGTAGTTCTGATGCAGATATGTCTTTCTTCAAAGATGTTGGTTACTGCTTTCAATCAGACCGTAGAGGTAATCGTGACTTTGTTAGAGACATCTATGGCGTACAACTATTCAGCGAGGACTTCTCTCTTGCTATATCAGATACACTACACAAATGTGGCTACAAAGAAACATCAGGTGCATTGACAGATGTGTATCAACTCAAACTCAATGGACTAGAGGTATGTGTTGCTAATATGTCTAGTGGCTACTATGCACCACACACAGACAAAGAAGTTGTTGATGTTGCAGATGCTATGAACTGTCTTGACCTCATATCAAATCTAATTGATGTTCTTGGTTGCAATCTGTATCAACACAAACCCAAAAGAAAAAACATATCTTTCAGGAAAAAGAAATATAATTGGGATTATGACTTCAACTACGACCCAAGCTATTGGTGTGATGATTTAGATGAGATGGATGCTTGGAACGAATCCTTTAGCTTTAAAAAAAAAGAAAAGGAAGAAGACATAGGTGATTTACAAATCATAGGTAGCTGTGAGTATTGTTTAGATGAAGTCTATGGCTCTAACGACATTGGAGAGGACTATGGGTATTGCAATGGATGTGATTGCCTTGTAAGTAGGGATATGATACAATCTTACGACTAATGGAAACTATCCTTATAATTTTCTTGTCTATTATTACTTTATACCTTATATTTCAGCACAGATGTATTGTTGCAGAGGTAAACGACTTGCATTATCAGATAGATAAGTTGAAGTCAACATCTCTGTATAATTCAGAAAGAATCAGAAAGCTTGAAATCGAAGGACATAAAAGTAAGGTTGACAGAAGAAAACATACAGATAAGTATAGTAGAATACTTAAAACTACAATATCCAAATCTGTTGTTTACTGCAACAATGGGTGGTCAGTTTCAAAGACACTACTCTCAAAGACTAAAGGCAAAGCGTACAGGCTACTTAAAGGGTGTAAGCGACTTGCTTATATTCGAGCCGAGAGGTGGCTACTGTGGTTTGTTTATAGAATTGAAACGAGACAGAAAGTGTTATCCTACTGCAGAACAAAAGCAGTTTATATCAAGGGCTTCGGACAGGGGGTACTACGCAACTTGTGCAAAAGGTTTCAGGGAGTGCAAAGAACTGATTGATAAATATCTAAACGAAGAACTATGAGTAAAAGTAAATACTACTATGACTACACACGCAACTGTTCCTGTGGGGGTGCTTGTCTGTGCAGAAGAATAGATAATGACAACCCTGATATTCCTGATTACTATAAAGGTAAGAACGGATATATGGCTAAAGATGTGGTAGCTAACTTTGATTTGTCTTACAACTGTGGGACTGCCACCACTTACATTTTGCGAAGCAAGAACAAGCATAGTGATGGTGGTGTTGAGGATTTAAAGAAAGCTATTGCACATTTAAAGTTTGAACTAGAAATATTAGAAAATGAGTGTTAATCCATTTGAAAGAAAAGATAGCAGGGGTGGTGGCTTTGCAAAGCGTAAGTTTACTTTGCAAGAGGCAGAAGAAATAAGATGTGAATATGACGAGGGGGGCATCTCTCAAAACCAACTTGCTAGAAAGTATAATGTGTCTCAGCCCATTATAAATATGATACTAAGAAAGAAAACATATGTAAAATAATTTGCATAGTTATAAATAATTTTGTATCTTTGTAAAAGATTTATACGGTGAGGGTGGGGCTACCCCTAAAAGGGGGGTACACTAGGGGCGTATAGGGGGGGGGTGTCCTCAGAAAAAACACCAAAAAAACTAACCTTAAAAAAAATATTATTATGTGTAGAGCAGGAAGTGACATAGGATATTGCGATAGCGATTGGAGAGAAAACAATACTATTGACATCAGACCAAGCGATTCATCAGTAGAAAACTACTTAGAGTCTATGGGCTTTGATGAGATAGATATTAGAACAGGTGACAACGATTTAGATATTTCTTTTACATATCACGGCATATTCTATACACACAACGATTTAGATTGGGATAGCTATGAGAACTATGAGCTTGAAGATTATCTTACAAATGCAGACGAAAAAGAATCGTCTTGTTGTGGTGCATCATTTGATGAAGACATCAGAAGATGTAATTATTGTTTAGAAAGTTTTTAGTTTATTGATTAAAGTGTTTGTTTTTTAGTGACTTTAGATTTATCTAGAGTTCAGGAGAGTAGGTGGGTTTATGTGTAATTTCCTCACCTACTTTTTTTTGTGCCAAATTTTTTTTGCAAGAAACTGCGACACTCAAGAAACTGTCAAGAAACTGCCAAGTAACTGCTGAAGAAACTGCTAAGTAACTGTTGGGCATCTGCTATAGTATATATGGTGGGTGTGTTTTCCTAGATTTTTTTGCATCTGTCAATGTGTCATTTATTTATGTTTGTATTAAATTTTTTAATTTTTATTAGGATATTAAAAAAGATTTGTTAAGGGCTTAAACTTTTTTAGTTTTTATATAATTTTTTTATATATTTGCTAAAGTTTTTAATCAAATTATATATTATGAAATTACACACAAACCCCAATTTATTAGACAAGGTAAAAAGACAAACAGAAGTAGAGCCAAGTGGAACTAATGTAGTGATGTGCATAGCTTTTGTATTTATCTTTTTAATCCCTACCATTAACGCAATTATTAAACTAAATTTTTAATCTTATGAAACTAACAAAAATCAAATATTTTTATTTAAAACCTAGTGAGAATAGAAAAATATATAAAAATTATAAATGTATTCTATCTATTGCCTTGTTTCCTGTTGGAAACGGACAAATATTTTTTTATTTATTCGGTATGAATGTACTAATAAACTTTAAAAAAGAAATTAAAAAAGAAAGATATATAAACATTATAAACTTTTAATCTTATGAAAAAGCAAACACTAAAACAGAAAATTGATTCTATCATATCTGATATATTAAAAGAATATTACAAGAAAGAATATTCAGAAACTACTCCGATAAAATTGGGGATTAGTCAATCAGATTTTACTAAAATTAGCTACATTACAGAAAAACGACAAAATCAGCTCATTGAAAATGATGTTGTAAAGTCAAAGCAATTTACAAAGGAAGACAGAAAAAAATATTTTTATCATACTAGCCCTGCTAAATTATTAAAAAAGTTTGTACACATTGATTCAGATGATTTACAACCTTATGCAGATAAATTAAGCCAATATATCATAGAGCAAAAGAAAATAGATTTAAAAGCGTTTGAGGGGGCAGAAATAGCAGATATTTACAATATGAGTAAGCATAGACTAGGGGCGTCTTCCTGTATGCAGGAAAAACACAAGAGTTATTTTGAGATTTACGAGCATCTGCCTGTAAAACTATTTGCACTTATTGAGAATGGCGAGTTACTCGCTCGTTGTCTTGTTTGGTACAATGAGAGACATACAACAACTGACATTTATATAGATAGAATATATAGTTTCGGAAATGATGAAATTACAAAAATAATGTACAGAAAGATTATTTTTAAGATTCGAGAGATTGAGAAAATAAGCAAAGAAACAAAAATCAATGCTTTTAATTGTAGAAACTTAAATTTGAGCGTTGATGACGCTCACACAATTTATAGTTCTTACCCCTCTTTTAAATTTGTACATATTAAAAATGAAATGGAAATTGATGATTTTGGGGCGTTGCCTTATATGGATACCTTTCAATATTCTGATAATGTTTATTTGCAAACCGATAAGGATTCAGATACCTGCTACCAACTAAACTGCACGGGAGGAACTTATGAAGAAATAGAGCAGAGTTATTGCGATTGTTGTGGCGTTGAAGTAGATGAGGACACAGAGTATTGGTGTGAAGATGTGCAAGAGACAAGGTGCGAAGATTGTGCAGTATATTCAAGCGTTGATGATGTTTGGTACGCTTCAGAAAATGTTACTTATATAGACGGAAACATAGAAAGCTATGTACATAATGATGACATACGAAACTAATTTATTAACTTTAATTAAATTGCTTATGAATACTAGAAAAGACATTCAATCTATTAAAAAACAAATACTACTAGCAATAGACTTGTTTGATGATGGTTTTTTAAATCCTTACCAACTTACAAAAAGGATTAGAGAGATACTAACAATAAAAAATTAAATTGCCTATGATATAAACAAATTAGAAAATTACACGCCGACAACACTATTTATTTTAATTGTGTTAATTATCGCCTTATTAACTTAAGGCGTTTTTTTATAAATAATTGTCTACAAATTTTCTTTATTTATACAAATATTCACGATTCTAACGCTTTTTTTTACTGATTTACTGACAATCTGACAAGAAAATCCGTCCTTTTATATGGATTACCAACAT